ATCTTTGCAGGGTATATAACAGGCTATAACACTTCTACACCTAAGTTTAATGGCGATATTGTTTATACGACTATCACAGCGGTGGATGGTTTCCGCCTATTCCAGAATGCACAATTCTTTGGCGTTACTGGGGCTGTAGCAGGCGAAACTACAGGGGTTCGCATTGGCAAGATTCTAGACACTATCGGCTTCCCTGTTGCACTGCGAGACATTGACACCGGACTTACAACAGTCCAAGCAGATCCAGCAACCCAGAGAACAGCCCTTCAAGCCTTGCAGACTGTGGCTACAACTGAGTATGGGGCTATCTATATGGATCACTCAGGGCGCGTTGCTTTCCAAGATCGAAACTTGACTGTTTCATCCGTAGCAGGCACTCCAGTGGTCTTTAACGATAATGGCACAGCCATTGGCTACTTTGACGTTAAATGGGTCTTTGATGATACTCAGGTCTATAACCTTGCTACTGTCACTCGCACAGGTGGCACAGTCCAAACTGCTTCAGATGCAGCTTCTATTGCTAAATTCTTTACCCACAGTTACAACCAATCTGGGCTACTTATGCAGACAGATGCAGTAGCCCTAGATTATGCCCAAGCCTTTATAGCATCTCGCAAAGAAACTAGCACTCGCGTGGATGAACTCACTCTTGATTTACAACAAGATAATTACACTGCTGGCACTATCGCTGCCCTTGATCTAGATTTCTTTGACCCAATCACAGTCACAACTACTCAGCCTAATAACACGACCTTGTCCAAGACAGTGCAGGTATTCAATGTATCTCACTCGATCACGCCTAACTCATGGAAAACTAGGTTCGGCACAGCTGAGCCAATTATCGATGGGTTCATCTTGGATTCGGCATTATACGGTATTCTAGGCACTAGCGTTTTAAGTTACTAAGGAGAAACACATGGCAGCAGGACTAGGCTTTAAGACTTTTACCACAGGTGAAGTCCTAAGCGCAGGAGATACTAACGGCTATCTCATGCAGGGAGTGCTGGTCTTTGCCAGCGCAGCAGCTAGAGATGCTGCTATTACATCTCCACAGGAAGGACAGTTCGCTTACCTCAAAGATACAGATTCGACAGTTTATTACAGCGGATCTGCTTGGGTAGCATCTGGCGCAAGCGGCTTGACCAAGGTTTCTAGCAATACCTTCTCTGCTGTATCAAGCGTGTCATTGCCTAACAGCACCTTCTCATCTACTTACACAAATTACAAAGTAATCTTTATTGTTTCAACATCTTCTGGAAGCCCAGCCATGACAGGTCGCTATCGTGCAAGCGGATCAGATAACACAACATCAAATTATTACAACGCGGTTTCTATCGCTCGCGTAGATGGTAGCGCAGCCTCACAGGGTAACAGCAGCGCAGGAACATCATACAATCTCGGTTACATGTCATCAGGCACTCCAGGCACTTATGGAATTACTTTAGATTTCCTATCGCCACAAGCTGCTGCAAAGAAGCAAATAGCAGGCGGTGGCTTTGGTTACAACTCTGGACAAGATGCTTTCGCTGCTTACTCAATCGGTGGATGGTTCAACGCTACAACCCAGTTTGATGCATTCTCTTTGATTGCAAGCACAGGCACAATTACAGGATCATACGCTGTCTACGGATACCAGAGCTAAGGAGCACATAATGAGCGAAAAACTATTTATCCAAGACGGTGAAGTAAAGCGTGAATTTACTGATGCTGAATATGCACAGCATGAATTAGACAAAGCAGAAGCCATTGCAAAGGCAGCAGAAGAAGCAGCCAAGGCTCAGGCTAAGGCTGCGCTATTGGCTAAGTTAGGTATTACTGCTGAAGAAGCGGCATTGTTACTTGGATGAAGCCTCAATTAAGTAAGGCTGCTATCCAATTACGAGAGCAGTTTGATGACTCATTCCCAGATCGTGACCGCACATCGGATGGCTGGATCGGTGATACCCGACACGCTGCTCGCAAGTCTGATCATAATCCTGATGAGCAGGGCTGGGTACGTGCCGTTGATATCGACCGTGACCTACATAAAGGATCGAAGCCAGACATCATGGGCGATCTTGCAGATCAGCTTCGCACCTTATCAAAGTCAAAAGCAGACAAGCGTATTAGTTACATCATCTTCGATGGACTTATCTGTTCCCAAATCCTTAACTGGAAATGGAGACCGTACACAGGGGCTAACAAACACACTAAGCACATGCATGTTAGCTTTACGAAAAAGGCTGATAATGATGGGGCTTTTTTTCAGATACCTATGTTAGGAGCAAGTAATGAATGAACTAAAAACAGCAGCAGGTTCATGGGCTAGAGCCTTCCTTGTAGCAGTAATTTCAATGGCAGCAGCAGGGGTCACAGATCCTAAAGCACTTATCGCAGCTGGCATTGCTTCTATCCTGCCTCCAGTATTGAGATACCTTAATGCCAACGATCCTGCTATGGGCTTGAAGAAGTGACACAAACCGATTTCTTTACCCTTTACCTTGCCACACTAGCTACGCTAGGTGGTCTATCGGGCTTTGTCATAACACACCTGTTGTCTGAAATTAAAAGACTTAATGGGCGTGTTGATGAGATTTATAACCTACTTCTAGACCGATAATTTACCCATGGCAAGAAAAGCGACAAAGGCACTAGAGGAGCAGGGTTACTCTAAGTTAGATGCTTATTGCATTGGGCTTTATGAATACTTCTGTAGCCTTAAAAGAGCAGGGTTTAAGGAAGACATAGCCATGTTCATGATCACCGAGCCTCAGTCGTATCCTGGTTGGATCTTGCCAGACCCAGTCGATCCAGAGAAGTTCGGCGATTATGAAGATGAGGACGATGATTAAAAAACGCTATCTGGTTATCTCGGATCTACAGATCCCTTATCACCACGAGCAAGCCGTTAAAAATCTAATCAAGTTAGTAAAGCGTGAGAAGTTTGACCTTGTGTTGAATACCGGTGACGAGCTAGATATGCAGTCACAAAGCAAGTGGGCACAGGGCACGAAGTTAGAGTGGGAGGGGACGTTAGATGCTGACAGAAGCCTTGCTCAGAATATTCTCTATGACCTCGGCACAACAGATGTCACTCGCAGCAATCACACAGACAGGCTCTACCATACGTTACTACGAGCACCTAGCCTCATTGGGTTGCCAGAGCTTGAATACTCCAAGTTTATGGACTTCGCCGGACTCGGCATCCGATTCCACAAAAAGCCCTTCGAGTTCCATAAAGGCTGGGTCTTAGTCCATGGTGATGAAGGATCTATGAACAACAATGCTGGACTTACTGCCCTTGGTCTAGCACGTAAGTTTGGCAAATCTGTAGTTTGTGGACACACTCACAGGGCAGGCATCAGTGCCTTCACAGAGGGCATAGGAGCCTCATACAGGACTTTGTGGGGCTTAGAGGCAGGAAATGTCATGGACAAGAAGAAAGCCTCTTATCTCAAGGCTGGCAGTGCTAATTGGCAGATGTCTGTGGCAGTGATAGAAACACATGGAGATCGCGTTAGCCCTATGCTTGTGCCTATAAACAAGGATGGATCGTTCACCCTTTACGGGAAGTTATACGCTTAAATCCGTTATCAAATCGTTATGCAAATATGCACGATTATGTCGTGTCGGTGTGTCACACTAATATCGTACTCAGTCAAGGGCACTGGGGCAGATAGGTAAATAGTGATTACAAATGTAGAAAAAGAGCTGCTATTAAAGCTCTTAATGGAAAAGGCAACAAAAGTAGACAGTGTTAATTTATCACTGGTTCAGACCCCTACACCACGAAAGCGCGGATCTGGTACAGGGCGCAGACCAAAGGGCGTTCGAGTATGGACTCAAGAGGAGATGAACTATCTCAAAGCGGCTCTTGCAGCAGGTAAGAGCGAAAAAGAAATAGCAAAGGTTTTAGATCGCACATATAAATCTGTAAATTCTAGACTGTATTTGTTGCGAAAGGGGCGTATAGCATAATGCAACTTCCAATCATCCTACTTTTATTAGCAGCTAACGTGCTTTGGTACGTAGTCGGCTGGTCTCAAGGCTTTAACGAGGGCAAGCGCGAGGGTCTAGCCCTTGCTAAGAAGTATCAGCGAGCAGCAGCAAATGCTAGCTAATGAAATCCTACTCACAGCAACAGACACGATTCGTGACCGTGGGCTCTCATACGGTCATCCTGCGGATAACTTGCAGCACACAGCAATGCTCCTCAGTGCATACCTCCAAACACCAATACACGACTATCAGGTGGCAGGGATCATGGTCTTGGTTAAACTTGCAAGGACTAATCAGACAGCCCAGCACATTGACAACTGGATCGACATGGCATCCTATGCCGCACTCGCAGGACAATTAGCAACAGAGGAGAATGA